GAGGCTGCTGTATCGGCAGGATCATTAGGAGACGAAACAAAAGAAGGTTTACGTTGGAATGGTAAACATAAGTTAGAAATTATTAGAAAGTGTTATCTTTCTATACAACCTCATCTTACAAGAGATGATAAAATTATAATTATTGATGATAGAACAACTGAAGACACTCTTACATGGATGAAAAACAATACTAAAGCGTTATTTAGTATTCATAAAATCACTCCACTACCTGAACTGAGAGCGAATCATCCTTATCCAACGTATCATCCTGTATTAGCAAATTCTTGTCCAGAGTTAATGGAATTTTTAGTTGAGTTAGCAGAGCACAATAAAGATGAATTAATTTACATATGTGAAGATGATTACTTACACATACCTCAAGCTATCGAAGCTATGAAAGCATTTTTTGGTAATAAGTTTGGAGGTTTTTATGCTCCTCAAGATTATCCTGACAGATATTTATTTGATAGCGATAGAATGTGTAGATTAGAAGTAACAAATTATGGTCATGTAAGGTCTATCCCTAGCTCTACACTGACTGTCGCAGCATTAGGGTCAACTTGGTCAAAATATAAGTTTGAGCTACTAAGAGCTGGGGCATTTGCTGACGATACTTGGACATGGAAGGCATTCAGACAAGTTGGTGCTTATTGTCCAGTTCCAGGGCATGCTACACATTTACAAGATGGTTGTATGACACCATTAATACCCTGGGAACAAGTGTATGACTCAATACCCACATCTAGCTAATTTTAATACCACAGAGGGTCACTGGCAAGATAGAAATTTGTTTAGACCAATCATTCAAGATATTTATAATAAATATAATGTTAAATCAATATTAGAAATAGGATTTAATATAGGATACTCTGCATCAATGTGGTTAGAATTTGATTATGATAAAAAATCTACTTTGACTTCAGTTGACATAGGCATACATAAAGATACTGAAGCGGCTGCTGCCGCAGTAAAAAACTTGCATAAAGAAAGATTTTCTTTTATACTTAGCGATAGTAAAAAAGTAAAAAAACAGTTACAAGGACAATTATTTGATTTAGCTTTTATAGATGGCGATCATACAGAAGTAGGAGTAGACTCTGACATACGACTTTGTATCGATTTACAAATACCTCTATTATTATTTGATGATTACTGGTCATATAGCAACACTAATTCAATTAGAAAAGTTTGTGAACAGTATCAAAAGGCAAATAAAATATCAAAGATTAAGGTTTATGACCTTGACTTAGAACAACCAAAAGTAGCATTATATAGAAATGATACCATACATACTCAAAAAAACACTCTTGCAAGACAAATTCAATTATTACTTGGAAAACGCACATAAAACTAATCAGTTTACTAATTACGGTTGGGCTGCAAAAGAACTTGAAATTCGTGCGAGAGATATGTTGAAAATAGATGATTCTAAAGCAGTAATAGCCTGTTGCAGTGGCACTGCGGCTCTTCACGCCATGCTTTGGGGTATTCAAAGACAAGATGGTTCTCAAAGAGTTGGTACTCAAGACTTTACCTTTGCCTCTAATTCATTAGGTCCTGCACAAGGTCCAATAGTTGCGGATATGAAATCTGATTATAATATAAATTTAGATGATCCATATATCTCTCAATCTAAAATTTTGATTGTGACAAACGTTTTTGGTCATATGCAAGATTTAGATTATCTTTCAAAGTACTATTTTCCTTACATTATATTTGATAATGCAGCCTGTCCTTACACTTTTTGGGAGGGATCAAATAGTTGTAACTGGGGAACAGGTTCTTATATTTCTTTACATCATACGAAGCCCATTGGTTTCGGTGAGGGTGGATTAGCAATTATAGATAAACAATATGAAGAATCTGTAAGAATCGCTACTAACTTTGGTATAGTTAATGAGCAATTTAATGAACGTAGCGGAAATTATAAGTTAAGTGAAGTAAGTGCAGCAGCAATACTTCAATGGTGGGACCAATTTAATATTGAGGAGTTATCCACGCAATATGCAGATAACTATTTTCAATTAAAATATGAATTTAGAGATATTGAAGGTAAAACTTGGATAAACTATTCTGAGGATGAAACTTTTTTTCCTAATTGTTTTCCCTTTTTTCCTGAACAAGAATTACCAGATAATATTTTAAATGAGTATGAAATCAAAAAATATTATAAACCTTTGAGAGGTTTTTCTACATCAACAGCATTGTATGATAAAATACGGTGTATCGCTTTGACAAAAGGGATTAATTATGTCTAAAAAAATCGCTGTGATAACTGGTTATGCAGGTTTTATTGGTAGCACTTTTACTGAAAAATTATTAGAACAAGGATGGCACGTATATTGTATTGACAAATTTACTTATGTATCAAATACTTTACAAGCTGACAGAACTAACCAAAAATATTATGAACGAATGACTTGGATAAGAGAAGATATTTGTGAAAGTTCATGGTTACCGGAATGTGATGTTATTTTTAATTTAGCTGCTGAAAGTGATGTTGATGTAGGAAATCAAAATGCCATAGATTTTGTAAAATCAAATATAGAAGGTGTAAGAAACTTATTATCAATCATCCAGAATAGAATAGTTATTAGAACTGATAAGCCTTTATTTTTTCAAGTTTCAACTGATGAAGTATATGGAGACATAAAAGATAAACATTTATCTTTTGACGAGAATGCAAGTTTGAATCCCTCTAATCCTTACGCAGCAACTAAAGCGGCTGCTGATTTATTAATTCAAAGCTGGGCTCGAACCCATGGGTTAGAATACATAATTGCCCGCCCTTCAAATAATTATGGTCTATATCAATACCCTGAGAAACTAATTCCTCTTGCTTGTAAACAACTTTCAAGAGGTAAAAAAATTAAATTACATAATAAAGGTACACCTGTACGCACTTGGACACACGCAGAGGACACCGCTGACGCATTAATAACATTATACGAAAAAGCTGAAAGAAATCGTATATATAATATATCATCTGAATATGAACAAACTAATTATGATACAATTAAAAAATTAATTAATGTTTATTTTTTAGATACGATTAAGAGAGAGATTCCAGATTTAGAAAACCACTTAGATTTGACGTTTGAGAGACCTGGACAAGACGTTAGATATGCTATAAGTTGCGAACCACTAAGAAAACTAGGATGGAAACCAAAGAAAAACTTTGATAAAGAAATAGTAAATGTTGTAAAACATTATAAGGAGACATGGAGATGGTAAAAAATAAAGAACCTAAAGCATATGCTAAAAGAAAGGCTGAAAGTAGATGGAATTTTGATTTTTTGAGTACTAAAATTAACTCAGATTTTATAAAAGTGCCTTTTGCTAATATAAAAGGAATCCCTGAAACAGAACTAAAATATGTGTCTGACTTAAAGATACATGATGAGGCTAAAGAACAGCAGGAGGTTGGTGATAAAACTGCAGCTGATCGCTGGGTTGGGAGTAGAGTTGATAATTTAGGTATATATCCTGAGTTAGAAAAAGTAGCAGGGGTATTTAAATTAAAAAATACAAGAGCTATTATACATATTCAAAATCCTGGTCAAATGCATATGTTACATTTAGATATTAATTACGGTCAGGGTAAGGCATATCTTCACCTTACTAGAGAAGAACAAAAGCAAAAAGTAGCAAGAATGTTTGTAATGTTAGATGACTGGCATCCTGGACAAATTGTTACATTAGGTAATGTAGACTGGACAAGGTGGAAAAAAGGTGATGTCAGCTATTTTAGCTGGTTTGACATACCTCATGGGACTGCAAATTTTGGACATCATCCTAGGCCTATACTTCTCGTTTCGGGAGAAAGAACTCCAGAGTTTGATGAAATATTAAACAACGGTAATATAAAACAGTTAGAAATTTAAATGAAAGTATTTATCACAGGAATTAGTGGTCTTTTAGGCAGTACAATGGCTCGTTTCTTAATTAATCAGGGAGATGAAGTTGTAGGTATTGATAATATGATCGGAGGAGTTGAGGGTAATGTTCCCGAACTCGCAACATATATTAAAGGTGATATACTAGATGTAGAACTTATGAAAGAATCTATGAAAGGTTGTGAAGTTGTTTTTCATGCAGCAGCACTTCCTTATGAAGGTTTAAGTGTATTTTCTCCAATGGTAACGGCAACAAGTATTGTCTCAGGTACATTAGCAACAGCTTCCGCTGCTATTCATAATAAGGTAAGGCTATTTGTAAATTGTAGTTCTATGGCACGATACGGAAATTTAGCTCCCCCTTTTAAAGAGACAGATGTACCTAAACCCGTAGATCCATATGGGCTAGCTAAACTTCAAGCAGAACAGCAGCTACAAATCTTAAGTGATCTTCATGGTTTATACTTTTTAACAGTTGTCCCACATAATGTTATCGGTGTTGGTCAAAGATATTTTGATCCATTTAGAAACGTTGTGGGAATTATGATAAACAGGTGTTTACAACATAAACCGATTATAATTTATGGTGATGGAGAACAAAAAAGGTCGTTTTCAAATGTTTTAGACTGTATTAAAGCTATATATAAAATGATGGAAAGCACGAGATCAGACCTCTGTGGACAAATATATAATATAGGTCCAGATAACAATGAGATGTCAATTAAACAACTTGCATATAAAATAGGACATTTTTGCGAGAAATATCCTAGCTTAGCACATTATCCAGATCGACCCGCTGAGGTTAAAAATGCTTTTTGTTCAAGTCAAAAAGTTAGAGATGAATGGAATTATAATGCAACAATCACCGTAGAGCAAACACTTAAAGAAATGGTTGACTGGATAAGACCACAAGTCAAAGAATTTGAGTACCATTTACCACTTGAGTTTATTACGGATAAAACCCCTAAAACATGGACTGACAAACTAATATGACAAAACCTGACGGAGTTGAGCTAGCATTACTTCACGCATTAAGATATGAAGAAATGAAAATTAAAACTAGTGATACTAAAGAGCGTTGGGACATAACTGATGATGAAGTTAAAATTATTATCAAATGGATGAACGCTCGTATGGAAGATATTAAAGAAAGATTAGATGGTTAAAATAATCGTACCTTATGTTTATGAATCAGAAATAATTGATCATAAAAATACGTTTTGGTATTTAGACACTCACTACGAGCAAGACACTGCAGGTATAGGCTCTGACTTAATGTTTCAAAAAATGTGGAAACAATTTCCAGAACACGACATTTTCATATTGCATGCAGATATGGGTCCCCATCATGATGGGTGGTTTGACGAAGTACTAAAATATGTAGAAAAATACCCTGAAGCAGGAATGTTTGGTTGTTTGCTATTATATCCAGCTAAAAACGACAAAAATCAATACTATATACAGTGTGCAGGAGGTAGGTTTACTGATAATAAACCTGATCACTTTGGGAGTGGTCTTGTATTAGAAAACAATGCACAATTTAAAAATTTAGAAATTGATACGGGTCAGTATGATAACGTTAGAGAAGTTGCATGGACTACTTTTGGTGGTTGTTATTTGAGAAGATCATTTATTAATAGCGTGGGCGACTTTGATGCAAGTTATGAATGGACATATAATAGAGATGTAGATTATTGTTTACAGGCAAGAAAAAACGGACAAAGAATTTATAATATCCCTGTTAGATTATACCACCATGAATCAAGAGATAATAAACGATTAAAGGATGAAAATAAACTTCTTATGGAAACAAGAAATATGAAAAGACTCCAGACAAAATGGGCAAATTCAAAATTTTACAAAACGCTGGACAGAGTAATTAAAAATGGATAAAGTATTTATAACAAAAAGTGAACTCACAAAAATGATGTACAACCAAAAAAGTAAGGCAGGTCCTTTTTTAACTGCCATACTATTGTTTTGGATGTTAGTAAGTTTATTAATATTTATATTACCAATGATAATATTTGGAATTTTACTTTTAATAGTATATATACCATTTTATTTTTTAGATCAATTAATTTTAGAAAGGAAAAAAGATGATAGGCAGTAATAAAAAAGTGTCAGAATCTTTTTGTATGGAAGCATTAAAAAATGCAGACAACGAAAGAGGTAAGCCTACAGATAGAGAAAGAAATAGAATTTTTGGTTTATCGACCATTAGACAAAGAGTGTTAATTAGCAATCTGTGTTCTAGTGAGAACGTAAATTTTTTAGAAATCGGAGTGTACAAAGGCTCAACCTTGATTTCGGGAATGCTAGATAATCCCACTTTAAAAGCAGTCGGAGTAGAGCATTATTTATATGATGATAGAGAGTCACCAAAATGGGCTCCTGAGGGATTTATTTGGGATAACATGAAATCTCAATTAGAGGCTAATCTAAACATTTATAGGCACGAAAAAGAAAGACTTGACGTAAGCAACTTGACAATGATTGAAAAACCTTTTGAAGAAGTTGATTGGGCGAAACAACCGAAATTTGATGTAGTGCATTTTGATGTGGCACCAGTGAATGAGAAAGTATATGATGATTTTTTCACGCTGGTATTACCATCTTTAGCAAATGAAAGTGTAGTTGTATTTACCCAGCAGTCCAATAAAGAATATGCTGACTTACTAAATAAAGCATTACTAAAACACATTGATAAAGTAGAGGAAAGGTTTAAAGAATATAGAGTGTCAAATAGCATGAGTGACTCGTACAAATATTTTAGTGGAATCGCTATGATAGGACTAAAAAAGAAAATAGCAGTGAAACCTACTCCCAAACCTTTTGCAACAAAACCTGTTGCTCCAACAGTAAAACCAAGAGCAAATACATGATCAAAAAAAGTGCTATAAGTTTAATATCTTATGATGCAAATAGATTTTTATGTGACAGTATTAAAAGATATTATAACTATGTTGACGAAATTGTATTAGGCATTGATAAAGACAGAATCACTTGGAGCGGTAATCCTTTTGAAATTGATGAAGATTCCTTATGGAAAGACTTAAGTGTAATTGATGGTGATTCTAAAATTACAATCGTTGAAGAAAATTTTCATCAATCCAAAGTTGCAATTGAAAATGATAATTATGAAAGAAATTTTTTAAAACAAGAATGTACACATGAATGGATTGTAAGTATTGACGCAGATGAAATGTTAATTAATGCGAAAGAATTTTTTTATAATTATTGTCCAATTGTTGAAAGATATAAAAATAAAAAAGATATATCCTTAATTTGGACTACACCATACAAAATCATAACAAATGATGATAATGTTAATATTGCTTTAATTATAGCAAATGAAGATGGATCACCTTTTTTCGGTGAAAATCAAGGTTTTATGACTTCAAAAGATAGCACTTTTACATATGCTAGATGGACTGATAAATCAGCCGCAGGAGATAATAGATTGATGTCACCCTTAGTTGCACTACATTGGAGTCTTTGTAGACCCTCAAAAGAATTAGAGCAGAAAATTAAAAATATTGGACACTCTGATTTGGTTGAAAAAGATCCTTTTTATCAATTGTGGCAACAGGTTGATTTAAATAATTACAAAGAAATGAAAAATTTTAAAACATCAGGACTAGGAGGAGCTCAGTGGCCTTGTTTAGAGGCGATACCTCTTACCGAATTAGAAAATTATATTAAGAATTACGTGCAGAGGGCTTATTAATGAAACTAGAATTTATAGGAAAATTTTATGATAATCATTCTTTAACCATTATAAATCGTAATATTATCACAAGATTAAGTGAAAAATTTGATGTTTACGTTACATCATTAGATAAATATGATCCACAGTATAAAGTAGACACTGATACTATTAAGAAAATAAAAGAATTAGAAGCTAAAGATTTAGGTGATACTAATCCTGAAATACAAATAAGACACACGTATCCACCTCTTTGGAATTGGCCTATTAGTGATAAAACTAAAGTTGTTTACATTCAACCTTGGGAATACCCAAAAGTGCCCTTTGAGTGGCAATATAAGTTTGAGACATTTGCTGATGCGTTAATAGTTCCGAGTAACTACGTAAAACAGATATTTTTAGATGGAGGGTTAAACCCTTCAAAAACATTTGTTGTACCAAACGGATACAACCCTAAAATTTTTAATAAAGATAAAACAAATGTTAAGCCGATGCTAGGTGTTAATCCAGACAAATTTAATTTTTTATTTGTAGGAAATTCTCAATGGAGAAAAGGTTTAGATATTCTAATCAATGTTTGGCATAAGTGTTTTAAAAAGTATGATAAATGCTCACTCATTATAAAAGATAATCCTAATGTATATGGAAAAAATAATATACTTAATGAAGTAATTAAGATGGAATATAAAACTGAAAGTGCAGAGGTTATTTATATTGATGATAATTTAAGTGATACTGACATGGCTAATTTGTATAAGTTATCAAATGTTTTGGTGCATCCTTATAGAGCTGAAGGATTCGCCATGCACGTTCAGGAAGCTATCGCTTGTGGTTGTTTACCTGTTGTACCCTCAGGAGGTCCTACAGCTGATTTCGTTTCAGAAAATATTGGTTTAAATATACCTACATCACAACAAAACGTAAATATTTCTGATCCAGGAGTATTTGCCATGAAACCTGGGGATTCCATGACTAGAATGAGCACTCATACATTTATAAATGAACCTTCTGGACAACATTTAGAGCAAGTGCTAAAATACATTTATCATCACCATAACAAACAAGATTTATATAAAAAGTTAGATGATGTATCAATGAAAAACACTTGGGAGTCAGTAGTTGATATGTATGAAGGAGTAATTAATGACGTCAAAGAAAGAAAAGGTACTCAAAGAGCTAGATGATTGGTTTGATGATTTAGAATCTAAACCTCAGCCATCAATTTATGAGCAAATGAAGAATGAAAGTCTTGATGAAAAAATATTAAGAGATTTTCATGGCTTTGCGCCAACTATAGATGAAAAATATAAAGATAAGTTACCCACTATTACACCAAAGGCACAAATCTATATTACTGAAACTCTTAAACCTGGTGAGTTTTTTAGGTTTGGCGTGACAGGCGGAGGTTGCTCTGGATTTAATTATTTACTAGATATTGACACAGAAATTGCAGATAATGACATACAGTTTTCAGAAAGTCCTCCTGCTATAATAGATAATGAAAGTATAAAATATCTTTATGGATCAGAAGTAGATTTACAAGATCACATGATGAACAAAATGTTAGTGGTCAAAAATCCTAGTGCAAAAGCAAGTTGTGGGTGTGGAACAAGTTTTGCAGTTGATGAAAGTCTACTAGATCAGTATAACTAATGGAACTAGTATTCGCTCTCATAACATATTTAGGCGCACAAAAGTTAGATACAAGTTATTTTAGGAGCATTGATGATTGTAGGTACTTTGCTGTGAGAATAAATAAAAATGTTGGAGTTCCTAATTTAGTCGATGATGGAGCAGCTGAAAGATTTTACAAAGCAGTTTGTGAGCCTAGTAAAGTTAATATAAAAAGAGTAAAGGTTTATTAATGAGGGATTTTAGTTGGATTATAAATGAAAGCAACTTACCTTGGCTAGAATTAGATATAACTTTCCCTTTTGAAGAGATGCACCAAGAAGCTATTAATTTAAAAGATAGATTTGTAAAACATAGAGATCAAGATGGTCATGGTGGATATAGGCATAAAGGCTGGAGAAGTTTGTGTATTCACGGCATAGACGCAGAAAAAACTAATCATTATGAAGAGTATGGTTATAAGTCAAATCAAGAAACCCCGTATAATTGGACTGAAATAATTGATCAATGTCCGATTACTTATAAGTTTTTTAAAGAGGTGTTTCCTTACAAGTCATATTATCGCGTAAGATTTATGTTGTTAGAGCCAGAGGGTTTCATCACTCCTCATCAAGATACTTTTGAATCTAAATTATCGCCAATAAACATGGCACTCAATCACCCCAAAGGTTGCTTGATGAAGATGGAGGGACACAAAGGATATGTACCCTTTTCTCCAGGAAAAGCAATGTTATTAGATGTAGGTAATACTCATGCTTACATAAATAAAAGCAGAGAAGATAGATATCACATTATCGTGCATGGAACTAGAACAAAAGAATATGAAAAGTTAGTAATACGTAGTTATGAGAAAAATGGGATTAAATAAAGATTATGTTGTTGGAATCTATAATGATTCAAGTTTTTCAACACATATGACAAAACCCGAAAAATTAAAAGAGTTAACTGAGTTTTTTACTAGATTTAAATATTTTGGACCAATAGTTACAGCAAACTCTGTTAATGAGGTTCTAGATAAAGCATTAGAGCATGAGGTAAAATATTGTATAGTGCAAGCTACAGGGCATATTATTCAAGAGGCTGCTTTCTTTCGACACATAGAAAAATGGATTGAAAAGCAAAACTTTTTTGTTACTGGGCATATCATGGACAAAAACAAGCCTAATAAAAATAATCCAAAAGGTGAGGTGGGTTACTACGGCTTACATAAGCAGTGTATGTTAGTTAATTTGGATTATTATAAAAAATTTGATAAACCTGTTTTTGGGGATAAGTCGTCAAGTAAAGAAGAAATAGTTATAAAGGCAAAAAGACATTCTAAAGATATACACGATGACTATACTCCATTATCTTTAATGCCTACGCAAGAATCTACAATTTGCACACCATTGGTTGATGGCTGGAACTTTATAAATGTTAGTCTGGAAAATGATTTAACTGTTTATAATTTTCACCCAAAAATTAGAGAATCTAAACAGTATATTTATCCATCTCAGAGTGCGGAAGAATTAGCTTTGCAACTTAATTGGATACAAAATATTGTTGAGTATGCACCAACTTGTGTATTTTTGTGGAACACAGAAAATTATATTGATTTAAAATATGTAAAACTAAAACAACCTATAAGTAAATTATATAGTGTTGCAGCAAGTTTCAAGCCGAACATGATCCTGCATCATTTTGGGTTTGAAGATGATGCTGAAGTTGTTTTTTACGACTATAGTAAACCTGCTTTAGCTTTCAAAAAATTATTAATCACACACTGGGATGGTGAGGATTATCCGAGTTTTATTAAATGGGCATTAGCAAAATATCAATTTAGCGAAACAGGAGGGATAGAAACAGAGCGTTTAACTAAAGATCAATTATGGCAAAGAGAAATTGGTTTTTGGGGATCAGAAGAGATTATAAAAGAACATTGGCTTAGATATAAAAATTTGAAGCACTCTTTTACTCACGTAGATATTTGTGAAACCCCAGAAAAATTAACAAATAAGATAACTAATGAGCATAATAGTGTAATATGGTGGAGTAACGCGTTTCATACAGTTAATGCTCAATATGTAAGAGGTTTACAGGGTGTTAAAGATTGTTATAATAAGTGGTTAAACTTAATAAATAAGAAAAATTCTGATATCTGGATACTTGGAAAGGATTACTTAGACAAACCTGTAGAAGGTAGTACTCTTAAGGATTATTTAAATGAGTACAACATATAGATATCTAAAATTTAAAATTGATAAAAACTTATTAAATGAGTGTAAGAAGTTAGTTTATTACAACTATGCAGATAAAGATCTTAAAGATGCAATAACTGCTTGTGCTATAAAAAGTCCTGATGGTATGCCTAATAATATGTTCAAAATAGAACCAGATACTTGTGATCAATATAGATTTACCAGTATTGCTGCTAGTATACCTAATATTATAAGGGAAATTAATAAATTTCAATGCTCAACAGCTAGAATTAGAATTTTAAAACAGCAACCCAAGGATGTGACGCCAGTTCACATTGATGAAGAAAACTGGCATAATCCAGCTGAAAAACATTTAAGAATTTGGATAGCGATAAATTATAATCCTAATTTTATTTGCATTTTTGGTAAAGATGAAATATGTTTAGAGGCAGGGCAAGGAGTAGTATTTAATCCAGATACTCCTCATGGAGCAAAAAATTTAGACGAATCTGAAGCAAGATATTCGCTGAACATGATTGTCAAACCTAACAAATGGTTAAAAGAGAATACTATTGAACATTGATTTTGGAACTGCGTTCCATAAACCGAATGGAAACGCTGTAAAAGTAACGGTAAATGAATTTAGAGATCAGTTATATCTTCATATTAGAGAATATGCTATGGATGGTGATACTGGTTTATGGTATCCAACAAAGTCTGGATACTCAATGCCTGCTGATGAGGTAAGTTCTTTAATACCTTTGCTAGATGCAGCAAGTGAACAAGTTGCTAAAAGATTTATTTGGAACACACAACTTGAATTAGAATTGGAGAAATAATGAGCGTTAAAGCGTGGAATGACGAGCAAGAAGCTGAGTTGATAAAAATGTATACTGAAGAAGGAATAAAAGACGTTTATGAGTTAGCTTCGCACTTTGCAAAAGGTTACAGAAGTGTTATAAGTAAATTAGTACAACTCAAAATTTACGAAAAACCTGAAGTAAACGATGAAGATAAGAGTCAAACCGTAAAGGTAATGTTGAGGGAGTTAGAAGATATTCTTAATATTAGAGTAGATGGAACAAACCTTAATAAAAAAGAAAATTTGAGTATGCTATTAAATGCTATCAAAGAGAGGATTAATTGAATAAACACACTCAAGATATGACAGGAACAGGTGAGCACGTTGAATTAGCTGACCCAGGTCCAGAGCCTGAAAGATATTATGATTGGATGTTATGGAAACTTAGACAAACACCAGGATGGATGAAAACAAAGCATGGTAATTATACTAATGAATATATTTATGAATCTCCAGACGGAGGTAAGACAGTCTATAAAAGAAAAATAGGCGAAACAAAGAGGGAACTAGTGACACAGAAAAAAACAATACTAGCAGATATGGTAAATCACCCACCACATTATAATAAAGGCATCGAAACAACTGAATACATTAATTCCTACAACATGGGATTTTCACAAGGTAATGTAATTAAATATGTTACTAGATATAATTTAAAACATGATGATTTAAGAAAACAAAGAGAAGATTTAGCAAAAGCTAAATGGTACTTGAATGATTTAATAGTAGAATTAGAGAAAAAAATTATTGATTAACTATCATGGAAACAAAATTCAAAATAACAGGCTTAGGCACTGTTGCGAGTTATGACCATAAAAAATATAAAAAATCTTTTTTTAAATCAGATACGTATAAGAATCTTTGTTCTATATTTCCAAGAAATAAATTATTAGGTGATATAGGAATATTTTCGTTTGAGCCATCGGACTATAATTATTTGCAAAAACGTGCTCAATTTATATTTCCCATAATACACGCAGACACGTTTTGGTACCTTGATTTTATAGTCAGCACAAATCCCAAATTTATCATAGATATAGGGTGCGGTCATAATATAATTAAATACTTGATATCTTGTATGTCTAATATAAAAGTTATTGGTTTTGATCGTAAAATGCCAGATTTAAAAAATAATTTAAAACCAGACTTTATAGGATTATTTACAAAAGATTTAGTCGTACCTAAATCTTCCAAAAACTATAATATAATAGCTATATGCAGTCTACATTTTATTAGGCTTAATGAATGGTATGAGAGATTTATGGCAATTTATAATATGCTTGACGCAGGTAATAGGGCATTAATTACCATAAACACTTTCCCAACTTTTAAAACAACAAAGTTTGACCCCCCTACATTATTAAATATTTTTAATACAGAAACACCTTCGTTTGTTGACATACAAACACACATAATAAACGAATTACGTAAAACACCATTTGAAATTATGGTAGCTGATTTAACTAATGTAGATGGCGGTAGCATGAATGGTAATATACGATTAGTACTGGAGAAGAGAAAAAATGATTGATTATTTTAAATATCACTGGCAACAAACTGAAGAAGATCAACATATCATAAACTGTATGAAAAATGCGTTTTTAATACTTGATGTAGGATGTGGATTTAATCAGTATAAAAAATATGCAAAAAAGCCTCAATATTTTAAGGGTATTGACATTGCTAATGAAGATGCAGATGAAGTAATAGATATAATAGACTTCAAAACTGACAAAATATTTGATTTAATTATTTGTTATGGCTCAATTAACTTTTATGATGAAAAGTGGGTGGAAGATAGGTTAGAAAAAGTTGTTAATCTTTTAGATGAAACACCAGGTTCTCGAATATGTATGAAAGTTAATCCAGGTAATCCACACGCAGATGGAACTATGTTAGAATTTTTTCCTTGGACTATGGACTATGCTCGTCACATATCAAGCAAATATGGCTTGGTAATAGAAAATTTTAGAACAAAAGGCTCTACTGGAGGTAGATTTAAGTTTGATTTTGTCAGGTCAGATTACCTGTATTCAAAACAGTCTGAAGATATCTATGCGTTTGTATGAACAGAATCTTTTTAACAGGAGTACCAGGTAGTCGCTGGAGTGGGATCGCTCAAGAATTAGAAAGCGAAGGTGGTTATAATATTAGCGATCGAACTCCTGAAAGAACATATACTCATAAAGGTAATCATGTTGGCGCCTACTTTGGTACAGGCATGGAATTTCCTGCGATACTTGATACCAAAAATTTAGATTTACCTTATAATAAAAAAAGTAAGAAAATAAAACTTCATAAAAGTCATGAATGGAGTTTAATGCTTGATGATATAGTAAAATGGTATCACAGAGCAGGAATTATTCTTATTTATAGACCTAATGAAGCTG